AAAAAACAGGTATTTCGGATCTAGAGGATAGTTATATAACTCCTTCTGTAATAAATTTCAACTATGGCGAAATTTATCTAGGCAATGTTAGTGACAAACAAAAGGCGCGAACAAAAACTGGAACAAAAAAACAACTCGTTATTGAAACTAGTCCACTAGAAAAAGAAAATGCTCTAGATAGTGTTATAACAGTACGTCCAAGTTACAATGATGATGGAACAATTACATGGGAAAATGCCGAATTTCAAGCTATATGGAATAAATTGTCGTCTAGATATAAACAAACTTTGTTAAGAGAGGGCAATAGAGAATGGTTATTAGAAACCATGAATAAATACGTTAAGTATAAAAAAGAAAATAAACCTTTAGAGTTTGCAACACCAAGCAATCTTATTTTTCCTCCGCGAATTTTAGAAGATGGTAAGTATGACTTTGGAAATGAAATTTATAACACAAATTTTAACAAACAAGACAAATCGTACCAAAATACACTTTTAACGTTATATACTGAGAAAAATGGCGTAAGAGATTACACTATGCTAGTGGATACTTTGAACAATTTAATCAAACAGGAAGTTGGGTTCAACAAATTTGTCTAATGTAAAATCAAAACCTATTTTTAGAAAATATATTTATAATATATAATAATACAACAACTCAAAATAATAATATGATATTTGACTACATTTCGTTCCGTACATTTATAATAAGTTTTGCTATTGGTCTTTTTTTTGTATATATTTATGGTCCCGAGATGAAAACAATATATATTTATCCTAGTCCTGAAAATATTGATAAAGTTATATTTAAAGATAAAGCCGACAATTGTTTTAGTTTCCAGGCAAATGAAATTGAATGTCCAAAAAATGAATCAATATTAAGCAAAATTCCTCTTCAAATTTAATATAATTACTTATATATATATATAAGTAATTATATCAATTAATAAATGAACTTGCATCTAGGTAGATTTCTCCATTCAGAGAATGGAAAAATGTTCATGTCCATTTTATTAGGATTTGGTTTAGCTTCTTTATTTAGAGCTGTATGTAAAGACAAAGATTGTTTGATTTTTCATGCACCTCCTTTAGAAGAAATTAAAGATAAAATATACAAATATGACAATAAATGTTATAAATATACCACAAAATCTACTACTTGTGATAAAAACAAAAAGATAATTGCTTACTAGATTATCTAACCATCTACATGACTATGCGAGTTATGATAAATGTATATTATTAATTTATGTAATTGCGTAATTATTATAATCAATCATTCTTTATAATAATTATAGTGACAACAAAGTAATATGAGTGATTCAGCAAACACAACTACAAGTATTATGGATTTACCGACTGACCCTGCCAATGGTGGAAATATGAATAATAATATAAACCTAAATGCAAGTGAACAAATACCACAATCAAATATGCAACAAAATATACAAGGCAATGCGTCTTCCATCAATTTAGACCAAAATACAATTAATCAGATTGTAAATGGTCTTCAACAGGCAAGTGTAACCGGTGCAACTCAATTGCCATCTAGAGACATTCCTATGAATACTAATAATTTGACTCATGACGTGAATATTCAACCAAATTATATACCACCACTGCCTCAAAGTCAACAACATGGTAATGGTGATTATATTAGTAATTATCAACAAGCTGGCGATATTATGAATGAGTATAATTCAAATTTGGACCGTTCTAATTCACTAGATGATATATACAATGAAATTCAAGTACCAATTTTGTTAGCAGTTCTTTATTTTTTGTTTCAATTACCATTTTTCCGAAAATTTTTATTTTCCTATTTTCCTGTCCTTTTTTCAAATGACGGAAATTTAAATATCAATGGGTACATATTTATGAGTGCATTATTTGGAATGTTATATTATTTATTGAATAAAGTGAACACTCATTTTGGTAAATTTTAGTTTATTTTATTACTCTAAATAAGTAAAGCAATAACTAATACTTTATAATAATTAAATCGTCGTGTTCACAATGATAAGTTTCAAATAATTCTTTGTTTTCTAAATAAATTAAATACCAAATATTTACTTCCCACATAATTGTTTTTTCATTAGAAACAACATGTAAACATTTTTCTTTCGTCAAATTTGCAAACTTTATTAAATTTTCTTTATTTCCACCAAAAACGCCTCCTGCGAAATACCATGTAATATCTCTGTAAATATTAAATAAATATTGGTCTTGTAAATTCCATATAGTTCCTATTCTAATTTTATCATAATTTTTACAGTACAACGATTCTAAAATATTTATGAATGTTTCATCGTTACACCTAAATACATGTCGTATTCCAAAATCTATCCATACAAATTGTTCAGTGTTAAAATGATTTAATTCAATGGCTTGTCTTACCCATTCTGTTTTATTACACATTGTGAACATGAATTCAATAGTATCTTTCGCATGATTATCTGTGTTCAAAGAAAAATTTGTTAAAAAGTCCCGATTCATATATTGATACAATTCATAATTTGTTTTATTGATTAAAATAATTTTAGTATATTCATTTTCATATGTATTTATTTTTTCATACATCCCTTCATCTACAAATATTATTTTTGGAATTTTTGCTTTTAAAAATAAAATACCTAAATTAACAAAATTATCTATATTGCAATCAACTTTTTGATTTACATTGGTTAAAAAACCCGAGACAATAGTTGTCATTATACAAGTATATGTATTATATATTTATGTTTATTTTATTGTAAAAACAATTAAAGGCTATTTTTTTCGTAATAAAATAATTAAAAATATAATCAATAATTATAATCATTCAATGATTAAGAGCTATATAAATAAATTAATAGAAAATTTACCAGTTGAAATCAAACAAAATAAAACCCTGAAAACACCTATGAAGGTTGATTTAATATTAGACGGTGGACTATTCAACGGTAGCTATCTAGTGGGTGCATTATATTTTATAAAAGAAATGGAAGCAAGGAACTATATAAAAGTGGAGAGAATATCCGGCTGTAGTATAGGGTCCATAGTAGGATTTCTATATTTTATTGATTCTTTAGATGAACTGCCACGTTTGTATGAATTATTATTAGAAGATTTTAAAAAAAGTTGCAATTTCAATTTAATTAAAAATTTGAAGCAAAAATTGGCTCATCGTATTCCAAGTAATATTTGTGAAAAAGTATTTAAAAAACTGTACATTGCTTACAATAATGTTAAAAATGGGAAGAAAATAGTCAAAAAAACATACAGAAACATAGATGAAATTTTTGATTCTATTATCAAATCGTGTTATATTCCTTTTGTCGTTGATGGAAATTTGATATATCAAAATAAATACATGGATGGTTTGAATCCGTATATTTTTAATTGCAAAAATAACAATAATAATAAGCACAGCAAACTATCAATGCGAAAAATTATATTCATGGACTTACTTGGGTTTGATAAAATTGGTTATGTAATAAATGTAAAAAATGAGAAAACGAATTTTCATAGGATTCTCTCCGGAATGTTAGATATACATAATTTTTTCATTAAAGATGGGACCCAAACTCAAATGTGTAGTTATGTTAATAATTGGTCATTGTATAATTACTTTTTAATGAGTATACGATACTTGATAGAAAAAATTATTATCTATAAAGTATATTTTTTAAATGTCATTAATATGAATTTATCCAAAGAATTCAAACAAAATCTAATATGTAAATTGGTAGGAAAAATGTGCAAAGAGATACTTACTCTGCTTATCCACCTTTAGAAAGGTGGAGACAGACGACATCTTTTTTGGTTTTATCTTTTTCTACAAGGTAAATTTATTTCTTATAAGGGTCGTTTTTCAAATTAAACCCAAAATTAAACAGTTTTTTTGCTGTTTTCTCTCTCTTATGTTTTTGGCTCTTATTTTTGTTTGACGATGTTACCTTTTTAGTTTTTGTTGTCTTTATTTTTTTAGTTATATTTTTTTTTACGTTTTTGTTTTTCTCAGTTCCGTCAATTTTATTTTTCATTGTCTCAGGTTTATAATTTAAAAACCATTCTTCGTAATCTCGCGTCCCTTTTTTGGTTTGGAGTTCTTTAAATTTTTTTGCTTTTTGGGCACGCATTTCCTCAATAGATTCTTGATGTCCATAACAAACAATACTAAACCTTTTAAGTAGCCCTTTTTGTTGTAATCTATTTTTTTGTTGTACATCAAAAAGAAATTTTGACATACATAAAATTCTCTCTGAAAATTCATTATAATAATCACGGTTTGTATACAAAAATGATAAATAAAAGCTCAACATAGTGTCTATGGTAGCTATTTTAACATTCTGTCCATGAATTTTAATAATATTATAACTATGGCATGCGGTTGGTTTATAAATAAAAGCAACTGTATCATTTTCTATTCTGACTTCATAATGTTCTGGAATAATCTCACCAATTGGTTTGTGATAAATTATTTTTGTTTTTGCAACGCCAACATCTTTCAATCTTTCTACAACTATTTCAGCAGTTGTCTTTGGTTCGTGCGATATTACATCAAAGTCTGCTATTTTTTCTAATTGTTTTTGTAAATGTTTCGGCATGTATTGTGAATAGAGTGAAATCGCGTATCCACCAAAGAAAACAACGCCTTGGTTTACTAACGTATTTTTCACATTTTCGTAGATTTCATCTTCGTTTGTTTTATCATACATTTCTCTCTGAAAATCCATTTTATTACAGTTAATGGTTGTGAGAGGATAATTTTTGTTTAACAATGCTAAACGTTTTAGCACTTTTTCCCATCTGGATATGTCTCCCGCGGGTCTAGAAAGTTCTAAATACATTGACATTCTCAAAAAATTAGGAGGCGCATATAGTATCCCTGATACTCTGAGAGACTCTTTTTTAAGTGCTGTATATATTTCTTTTGGAAGTTGTGTTAAATCTGCTACTGGTATAAAATTAACAAATACTTTGTAAGTGCCGTGATGTTGTCCCGCTTTTGCTTCAACATCAGTGTATCCGTGTTTATAATACAAATCGGCCAATTCTTTTGCATCATTCAAAGCGTCAGGTGTGAAAAAATCATAATCTGGTATTTCAACGTCTTTATTGTAAAATTGGTCTTCTAAAGGTAATATATTGTTGATAGCTGTACCTCCATAACAAATTAAATTTTTTATTTTGATAAAATTTTCTACAATGACAATCATTTTTTTTATTTCATCAGAATTAACGATGCGCTTGGCTAGTTTTTCTTCCGCGTTGTCAACTGCCATACGCAATATTGCTAATTCACAATCTTGGAAGGTCAACCCTTTACATATGTTTTTATTAGCATGTTCAATTTTTTTAACATTATTTTTCATATTTTACTTTATTATATCTATCTTATAATACCTAGATATAATAATTTCTTCCACTTTTAGAAAAGGTTGAGCTTTTTCATTTCTTTTTATACAAAGGGTGGTCCATGAAACCACAAAACCAACGATTTTCTTGTTCCATGTGTTACCTCGTTTACTTTATGAAGTATATATGATGGGAAAAAAATAACAGTACCTTTTTCTCTCGGTGCTTTAATTATAGAACGTCCCATCATAAATTCTAAATCACCTCCTTGATATTCGGATGGGTCGGTTAATTGAACGCTTACACTTATTTTTCTTGTACTTGTAGCATTTTGTCCAATATCCACGTGCCAATCATAAAAGTCATTTTTCCCATTCTCTGAACTATCAGTGTATTCTGCCAATTGTAAAGAATCTAATACGTCTGTAATATTAAAATTCCACATAGATTTATTTGCAATTTTTAATAAATCTATTAATTTTTCATAAATAAAGGTTGTTTCTTCATTTATAGGCAACCAGACTATTTTGGAGTTCCTATAATCGTAATCTACTATTTCATTTACGGTTCCATCAAATACTTTATAATTTTTAGATATTTCTATTATTTTTTCTATTTCTTCATTTGTAAACTGATTATTAAAATAATAATAATTTATTAAACCATTGTTTTCATTCAAAAAATTAATTTTTTTCATTAAACGAGTAAATATAAATACTTTATATTTATACTTTTGAATATTCAAAAGTTGATAACTTTAAGTTGTTTCAAAAAAATATATTTAATTGTCTAAAAAATAGTGTTTGAAATGTAAACGAGAAAATGAGAAACAGTTTAAGGGTTGAGTTGGATTACATTCCAACTACCACTGTTGACCTCAATTTTTGTTGAGTTTTCAGGCAATTCCTCTGGTTCCAATATTTTTTTTGTTTTTTCGTACAATATTGCATAGTCATCACAACTTTTATACAATAATTTGAAATATTGTATCAATTCATCTTCGCTGCAATCTGTCATGCTATAACATTTCATTTCAGACAAATTGTGTTCGTCTAATATGCTGCACAATTTATCACTGGGTTCTTTATTGTCTAATAAAATAAAATCGTTCGTCTTATCCTGATATAAAATAGTAATTTGTTCTAATTTATTATAAAAAGTATCCAATCCTAATATACAATATTGCTTTTTATAATCTAAATTAACAACGGTGTTGCAATATTTATATTCGTAGTCTAGACGCTTCCATATTTGACTACTGTTATGTCTATATTTTTCATCTTCATATGCATTTTTATCTTTCATAATATTATCTATTTGATAATATTCGTAACAATGTGTATTTAAATTCCATATAATTCTATTTATTTCTGAATTTCGTATTAATGAAAAATTGTTATTATTATTATTCATATATTGAATATAACCCAGTTTGTGAATTTTTGCCATTTTGGTCTTTACCGCTGTTCTAATCAATACTTCATAATCATCTAAAATGGGTAAATATTCGCAAAAATTTCCTAATTCCATTAAAGTTTTTTGTCTCCATATTCTTGGATGATTAGGAACGCTTACAATATGATGTAATGTAATATTGTTAATATTAGGGGTCATTGATACAAATACCCATTTGTTCCTTATTTTTTGTCTATAATATCCTGAATATCCAAGAGCGTAAAAATCTCCGTATCTATAATTGTTTCCATCCTCATATATGTTTATAAAATCCATATAAACAAATCCCACTTCATTATCATTATCAAAAACATGTGCTGCATCTGATAACACATAAGGCATGATTTCATCGTCGTGGTCCATTTCTAATAAATATTTACCGCGACATAATGAAATTGCCTCGTTCTTAACATTACCTATGTTACCATTGTTTTCGCTGCGCTTATATAAACGGACTCTTTTATCGTTCTTAAAAGTTTCCTTTAAAAATACAAAATGTTCGTCGTTGGGCGAATCGTCCAATATTACCCATTCCCAGTCTCTCAAGGTTTGTGTTCTAATGCTATCGTATGCGCGTATTATTTTATTATAAGAATTATAACAAGTTGTAAATAATGAGAAAATTGGACGAATATCTACGTTTGGCATCACGCATGAATGCAAATAACAATAATTGACGCCGTTATTAAAATCGGTTAGATTCTTTTCATCCAATGTTTTAATATGCAACCATCGTTTTCTCATCTTATCTAGTATAATTTCATTTACGTCTTTATGATAAATTGTTTCATCTTCACCAAAAGTAATTAACAGATGGTAATTTGAATCATACAACTTGTTTAATTCTTCTTTTTTGTTTACAATAAAAACTGAACATAACAATTTTTCTTTATTTGCGTTTAAAAAATCATCAACATATGCATACTTGTCGTATCTAAAAAACAAAATATATGGGTATTTCATTAGGTTATTATATGAAGTACTTTTAAATGGTTATCGTTGAAAAATAATTTAAAAAAAACTCTTCAAATTATTTAAGAATCTGGAATGAAAAATGCTATTTGTTTAATTACGATTAGACCAAATAAAATATGGTTGAATTTTTT